CAGCAGGTTCGGTGTCAGGTAGCTGCGAAGCTGCAATGGAATCGCCCCGGGCGGGGTTGGCAATAGTCCGAACTTGTACTGGCCTACCATGCGAATTCTGTTCTCCCGTCGCACATTACGTGTGTGAGAATGAAAACGGCGCCGCCAATGGCGACGCCGATCACCGTGCCCGCCGCGACGGCGAGCACATACCGTTTCACGCTGTCACTTCAATTGCAGACCGTGCTTGGCCTGCCACGCCTTAAAGCTGGCTTCGCCGTCGAGCTGGCGCGCGGCGTGCGGCACCCACGTCGAAAACCCCTCGTTCGAGTGGCCGTGCGACTCCATCAACTTCGCGAATTCCTTTGGGCCGAGCTCGTTCTTCTTGACTTGCAGCGCATGCTCAGTCATCTTCTCGAGGGCTTCGTGGACGTCGGTCGTCGAACCATCTGGGACGCCGTCGGCGGTGATGTACCAGACGCCGTCCTGGCGGCGCGCGATGACGATGTGCTCGCCGCTTCCATCGACTTCGGTGAGCACCAGCCGGTCGTTGCCGATGACGCTGATCTGGTGATGCGTTGTTGCCTGCATTGTTGAACCCTTCCTTTTAGGTGACGTTGCTGGGAGTGACGTTGATGGATGCGCCCGTACCGGACACGATGACCGAGCCGCCCCCGAATGCGGCCGAGCCGACGAACGTGCCGCCGGTGGTGCCCGATGCCGAGTTGACGCCAGCTTCGACGTATGTGGCTGCCGCACAGGGAATGTTGACCTGTGAGCCGTTGGTGCCGCCCGTGGTGAGCGCCGTCCATGTGGTTAGCGCGCGGGTGTAGCTGCCGCCTGATGCCTCGTTGGCCCCGGTTGTGCCGGCCGCGGACGTGAATAGGCAGATGTATGCGCCGAGCGCAGCGATCGCGTTCGACGCCGCCTGCAACGTCGGGTTAGGGATTCCCATTGCGTGTTCCTCTCGATGTGGTTATTTCCATGACATGATCGTCATTCCTTGGCCGCCGCTGCCGTTTGCGACCTGCGACCCGTTGGTGCCTGATGAGCCGCCGCCGCCGGCGCCATACCAGCCGCCGTAGCCGCCGGAACCTTGGGCGTAGCCGGATTTGACTGGGCCACCGCCGCCGCCCGAACCGGCCAATTCGCTTGCGTTTTCGCTGACACCGGTAGCGCCGTTGGCGCTACCGCCGGATGTGCCGCCGTTGCCGCCGGCGTCGCCGTGGGCGTTCGCGCCGCCCGGGCCGCCAGCGCCGTAGGTGAAGCCGGTACCCGCGCAACCACCACCACCACCGCCGCCCGGCGCTGCGAGACTAGGACTGGTCACGCTGCCGCCGCTGCCGCCGACGCCGCCGCTGACCGAGCCGCCGCTACCACCGGCCGCGCCGTTGTAAAGCGTTGGACTGGTCGTGCTTGACGACGCGGTGCCGCCGCTGCCTGCCGCCCCGGCGACCGTTGACGATCCGGCGCCACCAGCGCCGCCGCCGCCAGCCGACACGGTTACGCCGTTAGATGATGTGAAGGTGCTTGCGGTTCCGTTGCTGCCACTTGCGCCCACGGCACCGCCCAAGCCGAGAGCAACCGAATAGGTGCTGGTGCCGATGGTGGATGAGATGAGCTGCCATCCGGTGTCGACGTAAGCGCCGCCGCCGCCGCCGCCGCCGCCGCCGCGGTTACTGGTGGCGTTGGTGTAGCCCTCGCCGCCGCTACCGCCGCCGCCGATGGCTTGGAACCGCCATTGCGTTGCGCCGGCCGGGATGGTCGAGTTGGTGTGCGTGACGTTGACTTCGCTGACCGGCGTGAACGGCACCGCGCCGGTAAACGACAGCGACGGCGTGACCGACAGCGCAGCGGCGCCGACCTGTCGATCGACGCCGGCCATCCCGATTACCGGTGTGACTGGCAGTGCGACTGTGCCGACCTGCTTATCGACGCCCGACATGCTGATCGACGGGGTAACCGGCAGTGCAGCCGCGCCAACCTGCTTGTCGACGCCGCCCATGCTGATCGCTGGTGTGACAGGCAGTGCGACCGCGGCCGGCGAGATTCCCGCGCCGCTCACGTCGATTGCCGGCGTGACAGACAGTGCAGCCGCGCCGACCTGCTCGTCGACGCCGCCCATGCCGAATGCTGGTGTGATCGACAAGCCGACCGCGCCGGATTCCTCCGGAGTCGCAGACATCCCGATCGACGGGCTGATAGACAGTGCCGCGGCGCCGACCTGCTCGTCGGCGCCCGACATCGCGAATGCTGGTGGTACGGATAGTTGGAAGGTCGACAGCCCGGCCGGGACGAAAGTTCCGGCCATCCCGAGCGACGGCGAGATGCCCAGGTCGAACGCTGCCACCGATTCGCCGGCACCAGCCATCCCGATCGACGGGGTGACTGGCAGCGTGAACGCGCCGCTCGAGATGGCACTGTTTTCAGTCATGCCCAGCGCCGGTGCGACGTCAAGCTGGAATCCGCCGGGCTCGAGCACCGCTGCCCCAAACGCGAGTACCGGTGTGATGTCCAAGCCGAACGCGCCAGCCTGCCTATCGACGCCGGTCATGCTCAGCGATACAGGTGCGGTGATGCTGAATGCGCCTATCTCGACTGGTCGGCCGGCCATCGCGATCCCCGGGGCGATTGCCAACGCGAACGCGGCCACCGAGATTCCGGCGCCGGCCATGTCCAGAGCCGGCGTGATGTCCAGACCGAACGCGCCGACCTGCCGCTCGGTGCCGGCCATCGTCAAGCCGACTGCCACCGAGAGGCTGACTGAGGCCGGGACAGCGTCACCCATCCCAAACTGCACAGCCAGTGACAACTTGAATCCGACGTATAGCTCGGCCCACCAGCCGGTTACCGGATTCGGCGTGACCGGGACCGGGAACGGTTCGACAGACCAGCCCGCGTTGGCACCATAGTTCGGCATCGGAATGACGACTGGCCGGGTGTAGGACTGCTCGATCTGTAGGCGTAGCTCCTGGTCGGTTTGCGGGAATGTGGCGCCCGTTCCGAGCATGGGAAGCGGGTAACTAGGTGAGTAGAGCCATGTGATATTGCCTTCTTGCAGAGCGATGTTCGTGTCGTCGTCGACGGTGACACTCATGTAGCCGGTGCCGGGGATCGCGAGGCCGGTGTGTACCAGCATGAGGCCGGCGAGCACGTTCACCATTGTGTTCGAGTACGGGCCAGAACCCAGGATGGTAGCGATGGACTGCATTGTGTTCGAGTCGGTGGAAGCTGCTTCCAAGCCGACTAGCGCGTTGACAATCGGTGCGGCCGTGGGGAAGTCAGCAATGGGATCGTACTGCCTGGCAAAATCGACACATTGGTAGCTAGTGTTAGCGGGCTTGCCGCCGGTGTAGCCGACGGCGTTGAAAACGCTTCTGTTGTAAGCGAATCCACCATACTTGCGGTCAGCATTCCCGATCAGCAGGAACTTGAGCCGTGACGGATCTATCGGCGTCGATGCACCTTGCGTACTCAGCCAGAGGTCGGCGATCTGGCCGCCTTCCGAGTACGCGAACACTTTAATCTGTTCTGTCTCAGGCAAACCCATCATGTACGTGTTGAGCAGCGTGTTACCAGCTTGAATGTTCGCCAAGCTGGACGTGTTCCAGTTGTACGGCAGCGTGTAGAGCGTGTCGCCGGGCTCCATCACCGTGCCGTTCAATAGCTGATACTGGTTGGTGCCGTTGAGAAATGGTGTGACGTCGGTCCCGTATGGGTTGAGCAGGATGACGGTACTCACGGCGTGTAGAGGTCATCCCAGCCGGCGACGTCGGTGGTGACCTTAGCGACGGCGCCAGAGTCCGTAGTAGCGACCAGCCACGCATGGACGGCGAGCGGGCCGACTTCTGGGAACACTGTGCGGATAGCGACTGCGCCGGTACCAGGGTCGCGTTTGACGTGTCCCGCTTTGTATTCGGTCATCGTTCTCCTAGTTGCTTATGTCCATCGCGTATGAAGCCCAGTACACGGATTGGGCGTCGGTGGCGGTGAACGCCACGGTGGATGCGCCCGGCGCATCGCCGAGCACCAGCCCGAAGTTGTATGTGCCGGTCGAGTCGCTGAAGTTGTACCGCTGCGACTGGCTGTATGCGCTGACCGCGCCCGCAGCAGTGCTGGATCCGTTTTGGATGGTGACGAACGCCTGCACAACACGGTGGCCGGTGGCCGACGCGATACCAGTGTGCGAGAACGCCGTACCGCTGCCCGTCACCGAGACTGGAGTTCCTACTGTCGCCGCGTTGTACGAGACAGACTGGATAGCGACAGCGGCAAGGCCGCCGCACGCGATTACCGCTGTGACCGTCTGTGCGCTGGAGCCTGCCGGAATCTTGAGGTTGTAGAACTGGACGAAAGCAGTCCGGTTGCCGTAAGCGGTCGTCCACACGCCGGGGCCTTGCGGACTCATCAGGGTTGAGCCGAACTTGACGCTGGTGATGCTGCCTGAATTGGCCTGTTGCCCAGACATGAACGCGACAGCGACGGTTACCATAGTGTCGTCAGCGCCGGGGGTGTGCTGCTCTGTAGTTGTGTAGGGGTTGGAGTAGAAAGTGCCGTTGTTGTACGCGGTAATCGAGGAACCGGATGCCCCGAAGTTCACGGTGTTCGGCGCGATACCGATAACATTCGACGCTGGGATCGCGGTAAGCGACGGGACAACGGTCGACACGGCGTTGCCTGTCGAGCTGCCACCATTCTGGGATTGGTAGATCCCGTCGATCGTGCCTTGCGCCAAGTTCGTGGCGTTGGTGGCAGACGCTATCGCCATCGACGCGTTAGTGCCCGCCGTGGTCGCCGCAGCGGTGTTCGCTTGGATAACCGTCCCGGTAGTCGGAGCCGCATCAGTTGGGGCGGTCGTGTCGTTGACTACACCAGACAGCTCGAGCAGATCATTCCACGCGCTGTACCAGGTGGGTTTCCCGTTGGTGCCCAACGTGCCCGGCGCATCTGTGGATGTGCCTACTTGGTAGGTCAGGTGGAAGACATCGGATGTGATTCGCAGGTCGTTGACCACGCGGGTCAACCATGCGATGCCGTTGTTGGCGGTCGAGTTCACTGAGGCTACGTCGGCGCCGAGATTTGAACCGCCGAGAACATTGGCAATGCTGGTTGCGGAGAAAAGTCCGGTGGTCGTGTTGAGGTTAAACAGCGAGTTGAGCATTTGGCCGAGGGTGGCGAATTCGTTTGTCGCCAGCCCGGTCTGCGTCGTCACCCATGTGTTGTATGCTGGCGCGACGGCCGCAAAGACGGCTATCCAGTTGCCGGGATTGTTGGCGATCGCTGTCAGGATGGCTTGCAGGAACGTCGAGTTTGCCGCGTTCGATGCTGTGGAGTCGTTTTGTAGCGTCGTCAAACCGTTTTGCAGTGTGGCGATCAGGCCACCGGAAATGCTGACGCTCGCGCCGCCGTAGCGCACTGTGCCGCCGGTGGCTGTCGAGTCCAGCACTGGGCGCAGCACGACGCGGTTCACGCTGCCGTCGTTCGGGATGGTCAGCGTATCCGTCAGTTGACCTGCGACCGCGCCCGACGGCGGGTCAACCCATCCTGTCGTGGCGCCGGTCGGCACACCCATCGACGTCAGGGATTGGATGGCGACCTGCGTGTTGTTCAAGTAGAGGATGGCTGTCAGTTCGATCGGCTGCCCGGTGCATTCGAGCCCGACAGCCAGGACGGGCATCGTGATCGCTAACTGCTGGCCGGCCGATACCGGGATCGGATTGGATTTGAACGCGTGAACGCCGCCGTCGGCGGTGACTAGCGCCGAGCCGGGTGTCCCGGTGTAGCTGTAGCTGGGCCATTGGTAGTAGCAGGTCGAGTCCCACGTCCAGCCCGCGCCGGGCGCGAACGAGATGGCGCCCTCGAAATACGGATTCCACAACGGCTGCGCCGGCGCGCTGGTGACCGACGTCGCCGACACTTCCACACCAACCGACGTCGGCAGCAATCCCCACAAGTTCGACGCGTTCAGCGACGAGTTCGGGGTCAACACGGTTTGAAGCCATGACGCGAACGAGGACGCCGTCGCGGTCGGCAGCCCTAGATCCTCGAAGATCGTTGTGAAGTTCTGCTGCAAATCCTTGTTGCTGGCAATGCCTTCCAACGCCAGCAGGGCTTCGTTGACTGTCGACCAGCTCCCGATCGGCAATCCGGTGACCTGGGAAACGAACTGTTCGATGATCGCCAGCGAGTACGGAATCCCCGGTGTGAGGCCCGCATAGGCTGACGTCGACGCGGCGGTCCATCCTGGCGACTGCTGGATCTGCGTCTGCCCCAGCAGTGCTGTGACGGCATCCTGTGTGCGCGACGCCAGGTTGGCAGCCGTGGTGCCCGAACCATCGGTAGCCGAACCGCTGCCTGTGACCGCGAACGGGACCGCCGGCGACGGCGGCTGATTATTCGGTGTCGTCATCCGGCAGACCGGCCCGCGCCTGCGCTGCCGCGAGCATCTGAGGGTCGATCTTGCTGCGCAGCTCCGTCAATGCCGCTTCGCGCTCTTGCGGCGTCTTCGCCGTTTCAACCTGCTCGACGAGCGGCGCAAACTCCGGAAAGTGGCGAGCCATCTGCCGCAACACAACCATCGCCTGATGGATGACAGCGTCCTGCGTTGAGAGCGGCTGCGTGCGCGCCGGCAACGTGTCAGTCCCGGCCGGCGCCTGCGCGCTCTTGGCGAGCTCCGGATGAATGCGGATCCCGTCGTCGTACAGCTTTTCGGCCCACTCGTAACAGACCCGCGCGGCCGGTGGAATCATCTTGACCAGCACAGCGCCGATCAGCTTGGCTTGAATCTTCTTGTCGTCCATCACACCTGATCCTGTGCAGCCCAGCCCGACACCTGTAGACCGTTGCTGTCCGCGGGGTTGTTGAAAACGAAACCGGTATAGCGGAAACCCGGGCCGTGCGGCACCAGGCCACCGGTATCGACCCACGTACCCAGCGGGGTAAGAGAGTTGTTCTTATACACGGCAAGCGTTTTAGTGTTGTTGTTGTAGCTGATCGTGTAGTTGTCGTTGTTCGAGACAGCGTTGCTGATCGTCGAACCTTCCGACTGCCACGTTGTCGGGCTCGTGCCGATGACAAAGTTGATCTGGTTGTTCGGCTCGGTGAATTCGACGCCGAGCCAGCTCGTCATGGTGATGTCGGAGCACAAGACGACGATGGTGCTGCCGGCGCCGTTGTTGAGCATGTTGACGTTCACGCTGACGTTGTCGGTGTTGAGCGCGGTGAAGTAGCGCATCGCCGACACCGCATTGCCGAACAGGTTGTTCTGCGCCGACACGCCATAAGCCAACGGCGGGGCCGGGTCGAGACTGACCGCGATCCCGGCCATCGGACCCGTCGCGGCAGTGGACGCGGAAATAGCCATCGACGCGGTTCCTGGCGCGTCGGCAATCGCCAAGTTGCCCGCGTTGCTGCCGCTGCCGGTGAAAATGTTGGCGATGTCACGCACCGAACCGGTGTTGCCTGTCGACGTCATCGTCAGGAACGCTTGGCCGGCCGCGAACGCGGCAGCCACATACTTGCCGGCCGCCGATGTGACTGTCTCCGTCAACATCTCCGCAGCCGCCGATTGCGAACTGACGAACGACCCGGGCGTGATGCCGGATGTGCCGTTATAGACTTCCGAGTTTCCGATGATGACAGCCATATCGGCGTTCACGTCGTAGGCCAGAGTGCCGCCAATTGTCGGTGGATTCATCAGCCAGAACAGCTCGAGCCAACCTACTGTGCCGCCACCGGAGTCGATTGCGCCCGCCGATGCCATCGGGGCCGGCGTCGTTAAACCCGTCGGCGTGAACGTGCAGGTCCGCTCGAGCGCCGCATAACTGCTCGGCGACACTGGCACGGCAGCGACCCAGGCGAGAATGATTTTGTCGATCGCCGCAGTCGGATAGTGCAGCCAGTCCAGCGCGCTCGGCGTGCCGATGTCGGTGGCGCCCCCGACGCCGTCGCTGTCGAATTGCACAGTGCCCAGGGTGGTGTTGTCGTAGATGACGGTGGTGCCGTTGACCGGGGTCCAGTACGTGCCGAGCGCGCTGCGCTGGAACGTGTCGTTGAACGCCAGAGCAGACATCGACGGCTGCGAGCTGAATGCGTTGGGGAAGTTGACCTGACGGCGTGCGACGCGGCCGTAGCGGATCTTGTACGGGTTGCCGCTGCTGTCGGTGACAAAGATTTCGCAGTTCGCGCCGGCCGGGACCGGGTCGACCGTGGTGTGCGGGATGCCCTGAAATAGGACTTTGCTCGCGGTGATTTCGCCGTCGACAGTGGCGAGTACCGCGCCGGTCGTGTCGGTGAAGACCGCGTATGCGCTGGCGCTGCCGCCTGTAGGCCAAGTATCGCCGATGACAGGAAGGATCGGCGGCATCGACCACGTTGAGCCACTTGACAGCACGCAAGTGAACATCAGTGGTTCGGTTATCATTCAACGCCTTTCATCACGATATGAGATGCACGCCGACGTTCTGGATGGCGTCCAAGGCTTTCTTCAACATGCGAGAGAACCGTTCGCCCGCGGTGAGCGCGGCGCGGTTCTGCCCGATCTTCATTTGGAAACTGAATGCGCCGTCTTCGCCACCAACCAAGTTCATCTCGTAGAGCTGGTCGATAAACAGCATGTCGATGCCCATGCGCTGCAAGCAGCCTGACGTCGACATGATCCGATCCCCGATGGCGCAGTGCAGCCCCGGAATCACCCAGGAACGCGTGTCGATGACCAGGGTGTGCGACGTTTCGGCTTGTGTCGCATCGAAACCGCCGCGCATGATCGCAAGCGCAGAAATCGACCAGGCGTTGCTCTCGGCGCCCTGCTGGAACACTTCCCACAGATGAACCCAGCCGAGGTTGGTCTGACGTCCGGTGTTGTACCAGACATCCCACGCGGCGATGGTGCCCACCAAGAAAGGCATGATGATGTCGCTGGCGATGTCGCCGGCGCTGTCGAAACCACCGAGCAAGAAGTAGCCCAACAGGTTTCCGACGGACTCGATCACTAGTTTGACGATTGCGTCGGCGCCCGGGTTGTCGCCACCTACGGTGACGTTGACCGCTGTCGCTTCGCTGTAGGTGACGACGGATTGCAGGTCGTTCCAATGAGAGTCGCGCACACACAAGCTGGGCGTGGATGCGAAGCTGCCCAGGAATCCGGTCTGCCAATACTCGTCGGGGTACAGGGCTTCGTTGTCGCTGACCGGTTGCAGAATGTCTTCGATGAATCCGTCGCCCCAGGTGAGCACCGAGCGCGCAGCACCGAGCACGACGCCGAATCCTGCTGTCGTGAAGAAGGTTCCACCAGGCAGCGTGAATCCGGATTTATCGGTGACGCCGAACACCAGCGCGCCGTTAGCGACAGTGTTCGTCAGCAGGTTCGGCGGCGTCTGATCGCCTTCCGCGGTGAATATGCGCCGGCCTTCCAAGCAGAGCTGACCATCCTCCAGCGGGTCGCCGACCGTGTTGTCGAACGTGTTCATCCGTGATGCGATGATGTTCCACAGCGCCGTCGAGTTGAGGAACGTGGTTTTCATCTGCATGTGAACTTGCCAGTCCGCAGGGTTGAGCGAGTCGATGACTTCGTCAGCCCATTGCGTCAGGTCGGCCGGGTCTTGCGGAATGATAAGCTCGGCAAGCGATTCCGAAACCTGAATGCGAAGTAGGTTGAGCAGGAACAGAACTGGGATCGTCCAGTCGCCGGGACCGAATTCGATCCATACCCGCGGGAACTGAAATACTGGGATGGGTAGGACAGGGTTTGGCGGGCAGAGCATGAACTGCGGATACTGCATATCATCGTTGATGAAAAACGTGAGAGTGTCGCAGCCCTCTTTGGTTTCGGCTGACCAGTGATGCCCGATACCAGACCATTGCAGCTCGCCGCCGTACATGACCACACGGCAGACGATGTTCTTGCACGCGTTCGGATTGTTCGGCACGTTGGCAATCCACTTCGCGATGTAATGCGAAGCGCGGACAGTGAACTGGCCTTGTGAGCTGATGTTGTAGCGCGTCGGGAACTGGTAGCCGGGAAACAGATCGCGGATGTTGATGCGCCCGCAATACACCAGACCGGGACTCTGGTCGATGTTGTTGGAGTAGAACATCACGACTGGTTTGGCGTTCTTCCACGCCGTGTGCTGCGCGCGGATCGCGGCTATCTGAGGTTTCGCGGCCTGCATCGACGCGTTGATCGCGCTGATGGCCGGTGCTGTCATGGCGCCGCTATGAGCGGTGTCGAGAACGGCTCGTTATACCATCTGTCCAAGTTGAGTTCGAGCCGTGCCCCGTTGGGGTTGGTGCAGTTGATTGCCCTTATGACGCAACCATCTCCGGTCGATCCCATCCCGGGCTGGATCGGATACTCGAGCGCCCTGCCGTTCATCCGGTTCAAGACAGGGTTGCCGTTCGCGGCGATGATCGGCTCCATGTCCGGCCGCGAGTACAAGTCGCAAATCTCGCCTTCAATGAACGGCGTGAACAGCACAGTCTTTCCGAGGTCGGACTGCCCGCGGCCGTATTCTTCCCAGCCGAAACTGTAGTCAGGGAGCTGCCATTGAACCTGATCGGTCGCATACCACCAGGGCCAGATCATCACCGAGGACGGGTTGTAGTAGGGCAGCGTGAACCACGTCGAGTTGCCGCCGGTGAGGTAGGGGTCTTCCCACGCGAAGGTCACTGTGCCGCCGTCGTAGAATGGGAATTCGCAAGCGACCGTCATCATCACCGAGCCGTACAGCAGAACGTGCGGGTCGATGCCCTCGAAGTTCTGTGCTTGGAACGACTTTGCTTCTTGCAGCAGCCGCGCATTCAGTGTGCGTTCGCCATCATCGGATGTGTAGATGATGGTCGACTCCTGTTCGATCGACCACATCGCTTTGAACCGTGAATAGATGGTGTGCCACAAGTGCGGGTCGTGGTCGAGCGTGGTCCCGGTGATCGGATTCAGGACATGCACGGTGAAAACCACGTCGCGCCGTTTAGGCACCCACGACTGGTAGACCGCGCCGAACATGCCCGGCGACCAGTTCGTCTTGAACGGCGAATCGAACAAGCCGGTGGAATGCGGTGCCAGCCAGATCCCTTCGGCGCCCGCTCCCGGGCCGGCGATGGTCATGCGGTCTTGCCCGTCATACCGGACGATTTCGATACGGTCGGCTTGCCGCATCAGCGGATGCCGGAACTGCATCAGTTGGGGAGATGTCACGGCCACGCCCTAGAATTCGCCATTAAACTCTGCTGCTGCTGGGAGTCTCGGATGTTGAGCTCCGTCAGCACGTCGTCGGTGTCATGCCCATAGAAACCGCCGTAGTTCGTGGTGTTGACGTGCGCGGTTGCGAGCGGCTGCTGCTGCGGATGGTAGGCAGCGCCAGAAGCGTTCGGCGACGCGCCTTTACCGGACCAGTTCGACACCGCGAAACTCGACGGGACGTTGACGATGTCGACGCCGATCTTGCCCGCCTCGTTGAACAGGCCGGCGACAAGCGATGCCGCCGCGCCGCCGGCCGCGCCGCCCGCGCCGAACGAGCCGGCCGACGCCGCCGCGCTGATCGCGGTCGACGCCAAGCTACCGAGCGTGTTCCACGTCGACATGATCCCGGTCTGCAACGCGGGCAGAACGTGCATCCCTGACTGGGTTGATCCGACAGAGCCGGGAGTCAGCGGGCCGGCGCCCAACGTGTTGACCGCCTGCTGCGACGGTTGACCGCTGATCGGGCCGGTCGGTTGCGCCGCCGTGACCGGGACGTCGCCCAAGCCGGGACCGAGCCCGACACCAGGTTTTTGCGCGGCTGCGGCCGGCGCCTGCGAGCGGGCCGGCGGCTGCATCCGCTGCACATCAGGGATCTGCGGACCCGGGGTTGGCCCGGGTTTCATCTGCTGCGCATGCTGATCTGCCGTAGCCTGCAACGAATCCCATGTGTCTTTGCGGAAGATGGCGGCCTGCTCGTTGCTGCCCGTCTGGTTGTTGACCAGCGTCAAACCTTGCGGGACCGTGTTTCCGGTGTCATACCAGCCGTATTGCAGCTCATGCTGCCACGCCGTGTCCGGTGTGCCGTACCGCTGCAAGATGTATTGCAGCGTGTACTGCAACTGCTTTGTCGGGTCGCTGGTCTTCGTGCCGCCGACCGATGCCCATGTGCTGTCGAGGAATTGACCAATGCCATACGCGGTCGACTTGGGGTTTTGGGCTGTCGGGTTGTAGCCGGATTCGCGCTGCATCAGACGGTCGAAGTCAGGCCACTGATCCGGCGGCAATCCCGCGGTTGTATACATCTGTTGGGCTTGGGATCTGATGTCGCCGCTCGGCGCGACTGCGCCAGCCGTCGACGCGTTCGCCGGTGTACCGCCGACAACTGCGCCAGGCATGTTCTGCGGGTTGAGAAGTACAGGGACATCTGTCGCCCAGTGGACATGGTCGACGTGGCCGCCGTAGCCTTCATCACCAGCCGTGTAGTAGTTCTGGAATGCGCCGCCTTGGGTATCAACCGGCTTGGCCGCGGCCATCCCCCAATGCTGACCGGCTCCGGTGTACCCCCGGTTAGACGTGTCACCGGTACCGGGATCCCAGTGAATGAGTTGAAGTGTTTGGCTGCCAAGATTTTGGCTGATGAAACTAGCAAACCGATCCATCGAACCCACTGGATCTTTGTTGTCGGGCGTCGGCGCGAAGTCCATCGCGTAGCCTTCGCCGTGCGTGCCGGTGCCGTCATACGTGCTCGGCGCGAGCCCGAACTGCGCGCCGAACTGAATCGCCCAATCCGGCAGCCCTTTGGTGTTGCCGTAGCCGCCAGTGTTGAGTCCCGGCGTGTAGAGCGGATGGAACATGCCTGCCGGCGCGTTGGCGATGTCATCGCCGACGTTCGGTGCGCCGGTGATCTTGCCGGCATTCGACGCCGCGTTTGGTGCGATGACCATGCCGGTCGGCGCCGTGCCCCCTCCGGTGACGATGTTGCCGCCGGCCGCATCAGGGTTGTAGATCGAGTTGAGGTATCCCGGTGGGAACTGGCCGGTTTGAATCACACTCGACACTGCGGGGTTGGCGCCCGCGTATGGGCTCAACAAGCTACTGAACAGGCCACCCAGACCACCGCCACCGGAGCCACCGGAGCCACCGCCGAGGCTGCCGCCGCCGATACCGAACTTGCCGAGCAGACCGCCCAGGAAATTGGAGCCGGCCTGCGTCCACGGATTCTGCGGATTCAGCACCGACTGGCCGAGCCCGACAGCGTTCAAACCCATGCCGTACAGGTCGGTACCCAGACCGCCGAGGGTCTTGCCGGCCCAGCCGCCGAGCCAGCCAAGCGTCTGGTTCGTCCACTGCTGCATAGCGCCGGGACCGGCCTTGTCCATGCCGATAAGCCCCCACAGGCCCGGCATGCCAGTGAACCGACTGCCACCGCCACCGGGAGTACCCGCGGCACCACCTGGCATCGAAGACGCGATGTTGAGGTCGGTGCTTAGAGTCTGCGCGCCGCTGGCGATAGCGGTGGAGACTGCGGGCAGAATGCCTTGCGGCCCGGTCTGCGGTGCTTGCCCGGTCGGGCCGAGCTCGTTGCCGCGGTAGTCGCCGGCTTGCGTACTGGCGTCACCCAGACCGGCCGACAGCGCGCCCTGCATGTCCGGCCCGTAGTAATCCATAGCCTGATCGCCCGGGCCGCCGTCGTCGAAGTGCGGCAACTTGCTCAGGTCGATCTTGCCTTGGTTGGCCGCAGCCAGGAAGTCGTCGCCCAGAGTGCTTCGACCCGTCTTGTTGGCGACGTACTCGCTTGGATGGATGACGGCGTGATAACCGCCATCCGGTAGCGGGCCGGCCGCATGCGGCGTGCCGCCACCGGACTCGTACTTCTCGACGTCGCGCGAACCTTTCGGCAGCGGGAACGTCCAGCCCTGCCCATACGGCAACTGCGTCGCAGCGACGCCGAGCGACTTCAGTTTGTCTTGCAGCGCCGCGGACATCTGATCCGCGGAAACGGCCACTGTGTAGCCTTTGTCGTCGGCGCGGACAGCCCCCTGCGGTAGCTGCGTGAGTCCGAGGTCTTGTATGCCTTGCGAGGACAGTCGCCAGCGGCCTTGCTGCGCTTGCTGGGTCTGCTGCTGGCCTGACTGCGCGGCCTGCGTGGTGGATTGCTGGTGGGTCAGTGCGAGTCCGGACAGCACCGACGCTTGGCCGCTCGGCGAAAGCTGTTGGGCGATGCGGGTCAGGTCAAGGTCGGTGCCCGTCGGATCGGACTGTCCGTGGCTGACGAACGCCTGCTTGTACTTGTCGACCGCGCCGGGCGCCCCGATCAGGGCGTTGACGACGTCTTGCGGTGAAAGTCCGACGCCAGCGGCCGATCCCACGTCTTTGCGTAGGTTCGCGTTGGTTTGAAGTTCGGGCAGCAGGTTGTTCTTCGCGAGAACATCTCTGACCTGCTGCACCGCGGCCGGGTCGCCGGCCAGCGCGTTGGCGTACACGTCGGGTGCGATACCGAGCGACGTCGCTGCTTGCAGCGCGTTTCCCTTGGAGATGCCAGGGATCCCGCCGCCCGCGCCGGCCTGGTTGAAGTTCTTCGCGGCGTCGATGGCCTGATCGCGTGTTTGCGCGGTGATCTTGCCGGTGACCCGGTCAAGAGTTCCCTCGAGTTCCATTTCCTGCTGGTTGAGCTGGCTCGCGGCGTCGCGGGCCTCATCGGTGGCTTTAGTGAGATGCGCAAACGCGCCTTCGACGGCCGGCATGCCGACCGTGATGGCGGCAAACCCGATGGGGCCAGCCAATCCTGCCAGCGAGTTCAACGCGCCGGTGAGTTTCCCGACACCTTCCTCACCAGCGACACGCTTGAATATGCTTGCGGTGCGCGACATCTCGCTATCGGCGAGCACACGACTGTTCGTGATCTGAGTCTGGACACTCGTCAATCCTGAAACGGCGAGGTCAAGTCCACCGCGGAAAAGCGAGAACACAGGACTGAGCGACTTCCACGCCAAAACTCCAGTGAAGATGCCTTGGGTCAGGCCCGGGAAGTCTTTGAGCAGTGTCGATGCTTCACGTAGGAACGGCATCCAGCCGCCCATCGCGTCCGTCGCGGCACCAAACGCCGACTTGAAGATCGACGGCAGGTTTTCGAGTATCGGCGTGATCTGTTCGAGTTCGTGCCGGCCGTCGGCGAAGATACGGCGCAGATCATCTTGACCTTTGGTCGAGTTCAGGAACGTGTCGAGCCGCTTGGTGGCATCATCCAACGTCGCCAGGAATCCTTGGCCGCCAAGAGCTTTCGTGATCCCATTCAGCGATTGACCCAGGTTGATGAAGATGTTGCCCAGGTGCGTGAATCCGGTGATACCGGCGTTGATCCACGCGTCGAGCCGGCCGTCCTTGTCCGCGGCGTCGATGAAGTTCTTGAACCGATCAGCCGCGCGCCCGATCCCGTCAGCCATGCGTGGCAGCGTGTCAGCACCGGCTTTCGCCAGCGTGCCGAACGCATCCACCAGCGGGTTGATCGCCGTCTTGAGTAAGTCCTGCGCATGCGACGTGTCACCGAAGATGGCCGAGAGAATGCCCTTGGTGTGATCGGAGCCCAGCGACGAGAACAGAGCCTTAAAGTCAGCGTTCATCGTTGTCGCGATCGACCCGAAACCCGTCTTCAACGTCGGAAGATCCGAATTGACAAGCGTTCTGATGCTCGATGACATGCCCGCAAACAAGTTCTGCTGCGTGGTGTTCTGCAAGTCCTTCAACGGGCCGGAATGGACGAGGTCGAAGATCGTCTTGACGAAGTCCTGAGCGTTCGGCGCCAACTGCTGCATCGCCGTGTTCAATGCGCGCGACGATGCCGACGCCTTGTTTTCGACGTCGGACAGGTGCTCGACTGCCTTGGCGACCCGCTCGTTGGCGTCGGTGACCCGGTCGTTGGCTGACACCATGCGGTCGTTGATGTCCGCACCGCGGTTGCGAAGGTTGTTCTGGCTGTTGATCGACTCGGCGACATGCTGGTCGGCCTGCATTACCCGCAACTGCGCCTGCTGGTAGTCCAGCGCGTTGGTGTAATGCCCGGTCGCTAGATCCTGGCGTGCCTTCTGCGCGTCCAGAATGGCCTGCGCAGTGTCGAGCTGGCCGCCGCGCAATTGCAGGTTGAGGTCTTGCATCTCCTGCCGCGAGTCGCGCACCGCGCGGGCGCGCTCATGCTCGGCTTCGCCCTGCGCCCTGGTGGCCGACGTCAACTGCTCGTTGGCCTCGCGGACCTCGCGGGTATGCGTGACCTGATCGTTGCCCGCATCTTTGGCGCTAGTGGACAGCGCCTTGTACGCGTCGCTCATGCCGTGAATACCGGTCATCAGCGTCCCGAACGAGGACGCGATACCGGCGAACATGCCCGGCCACGCCAGCACCGCGCCGCCGAGCTGTTCGGCGGCGCCGGCGACTTCGGCCAGCCCGGTTGCCAGCATCGGAAGCATGCTGATCAGCGGCGCCAGCGACGTGAACGCATCCGCGAACGCGTTGACTGGCAGCGCGTTCTCGAAGTCCTTGCCCAGCGTCTTGAGCTCGCCCGACAGGTCGCGGACCTTCTTGTTCTCGTCTTCGACGGTGCGCGCCAGGTTGCGGCTCGTCTGCTCAGCGCGGCGCCGCGCGGCCGAGCTGTTTTCCAACGACTGCGCCAGCGTGTCTTCGGCGCTGGCCGCGCGCCGGCGAGCACCAACACCGCTGTCGATGGCCTGCGCGAGACTGTTTTCCAGCACTTGACCGCGCCGGCGCACATCAGCAAGCGCATTCTCCGCTTTGGTGACCTCGTCGGTCTGCGGCCCCATAGCCTCGCGGATCCGAGCAAGGTTGCTTTCCAGACGTGCGATTGTCTCCGCGCTGGCACCGCGCGCCCGGGACTGCTCGAGCGCACGTTCGGTGTTCGCCAGCAGCGGGTTGATGTTCGCGCTAGCATTGCTGCGCACCGCGTTCAGGTGTTCTTCGGCGGCTGCGACCTTCCCGTTGTGGGTTTCGATCTGCAACCGAATGTTTGCGATGCGCCGCTCGGATCCGACGACGGCATCGGCTGCGCTCTCGGACTGCCGGCGTGACGCATCCACGCGGCGGTCGGATGCGATGACAGCCTCGTTGGCGCGCTCTACCTGCTGGCGTGCGTTGTCGACCGCGCGGGACAGTTTCGAGTATTGCGACTCGTCGACGTTGACCCGCAAGTCGATCGGGCGTGCTTCCTGCTCGGCGCGCAGCTCGTCGATCCTGCGTTCGGCCTCCGCTTCCCGGGCATGCACGCGCAGTTCTATCGGCCGTTCGGCTTGCTCGCGGCGCAGCGCGTCGATCTTCTCTTGCGCCTGCTGAGCGTCGGCGGCGACCTTGATGACAAACTCGGCTTGCTGAGCCCTCAGTTGCGTGTCGAGCTGTTCACGGAACTTTGAGGCATCGGGAACAATCCGGAGCCGGGCATCACCAGCGTCGTAAGTAGCCAACTACAGGTCACCCCCTCTCAGGATGTTGCGCGCACCAGCGCATGCGCTTGTTCCAAGATGTCGTTGACCAGACCGCGCGACAGCGCGACTTTGCGCTCATGGACGCGGTCGGCCGGGAAGCGCGGTTTGGCCCGGGCACGCGGCGCTGTGGCCCATCTGCCCGATTCGGCGCGCAGCATGTGAATGTGGTCGGTCATCTCGTCGATCGCGGCGATCAGACGGTTGTAACCCACCAGCGACGGCGGCTCGGGCGGTTTGCGCTTGAGTTCTTCGAGTTTCGTTTCCAGCTCGCCGTCGAAGCGTTCATCTTCGAGCTGCGCAGCCCAGAACTGCGTACCTTCGGTCAGCGCAAGCGTTTTGACGTAGGTGTGGAACTGATCCCACGGCCGCAATCCGCGGAAGAAGTCGCGGGCATCCACACCCCGGTCAAAAAAGTCGCCTTCGATCTGGGTCCAGTAGTGCTCTATCCAGTCGAGGATTTGAGAGCTTTTCCCGCCTCGTCCTCGTCTTCGGGGTCGAGGTCGTCGGCCGGCTGCGACGGCACCCAGTGCTTGCGCAGATCGTTGCGGAAGTCGAGCCACAACTGTTCGTCGAGTTCGTCGAAGAACGCGACGATGTCGTCGTGCTGCGGGCCGAGAAACGCGCGGTCCCAGTCGGCTTCGGCGCCCTGCACCGATTGGCTGAGTTCGCCGATCTGTGACTGCGCCTGGTCGAGGTTCGCGCGCCACTGTGTGACCTCGTTCTTCCACTGCGACAGGTCGCGCGCATACTGCGCAGCGGCTTCGGGCTTGTCGTCGTCGCCGGCGGGGGGTTCGGGCATCGGCGGTGGCGGCACATTGGACAGGTTGTAGGCGATGTTCAACTGCGCTTGTCCGATCAACTGGCGCCGCTCGGCGTCGCGCATCTGCTCGTTACGCTTCTTGGTCGGCGCCGGCACCGATAGCTCATCGGTGATGTCGTATGCGCCCACCTTGTTCGTCTTCTTCGACAGTTCCAAGAACTTGCCGGTCGGCACCCCGAACTTCGGGGCATTGCCGTTGCTAGTCGGCCTGCGAGTAGCCAATTTTCGAGCCTTTCATGGTGCGAGCCCCGCGCCCACAGTTGCCATGTTCGGGCAGATGGACGCGGGGCTCGCTGTCGGTGGATGGATGGATCAGCTAGTGGTCACCGCGCAGGTTGCCGTGTCGCCCTTGTAGGTGGCCGTGACGGTCGCCGATCCGGTCGTAACGGCGGTGATGACGCCTTTTCCGGACACGGTTGCGATGGCCGGCGCCGACGACGTGTAGGTTGCCTCGTCGGTGACGTCGTTGCCGTTGGAGTCCAACACCTGCAACTGCTTGGTGTGGCCCGCACCGGTAGCGACCGTCAGGGCCGCGGTAGTCGGCGAAACGGTGATGCCGGTGACTGCCGGCGCGAAACCGGTCGTGTTGGCCGCGGTGATCGTCTGCCAGCCGGTACCGCACACGCCACCGATCAACGGGACACCAACCTCGGTGTCGGTCAGGAACACCAGCTCGGCCGGGTGCTCGATGACGTTGGAGTCGACCAGGCTCATGTCCGACCGCTTGCCCGGGATGATCTTGTTGGCGATCCAGTACATGAATACCGGGTTGCCGTCACCCGCGATCGCAGCGCCCAAGAGCACGCCACGGTAGTACAGGTTGGCGGGCAGCTCCGGAATGGAGTACGTGCTGCCGCCGTTGGCCGAGATGGCAGAGAAGTTCGCGTCGACCGCGCCCCAATAGATCTGGACGTTGGTCTTGGAGAACTGCTGCGGCACGTAGTTGATCGACTTGACAGCCTCCGACGCGACGATCGCCGTGGGAGAACCCTTTCCGGTCGACATGATGTTGTTGATCGTCGGATTGTTGGTCAGCTTGAAACCGTCACGCTTGGTGACGTTGCCGACGCTGATCATCTGCGTCAACTGCGACGCGTCGATCCCGCCGCCGGTGGCCTCCAACGTGGTGATCGGGTCGGTGCCGTAGAACGGCTGGAGCATGATCGTGATGTCGCTGGGAGCCAGCTCGAGGTCCGACTGCCCATCCTGGTACGTGCTGATCGGTGAAGACATTGGAGTGTTTCCTTTCTACAGAAACTTTTTGTAACTCGGGAATGGCCGCCGGGTTTGAAGATCGACGGTGATCTGGACGAGCCTGTCGTCCTGAATGATTTCGGGAATCTGCTGAGGTCCGACGGCTTCGCCGAACATCCACATCGTTACCCCGGTCGCCCCCGGTACCGGAGCACCACTGGAATACGCTTCCAATACCTGACGAACGAATTCGATGAGATACCAAGATGAGTCGCGGCTGCGGGTCAGTGCTGCCAGTGCTACCCGCGGCTGATCCCGCTTCTGGTCGTGGTTGATACCGCCGCCCATCCTGTAGGCACGCAAGTACGCGTTTCCGTTGTCCAACCAGGGGTCATAGACGTCCGGATTCGGCAGCCAGCTCACAACATAGGTCGGTGACCAGGCCAGATTGCCGTTAGCGTCCGGTATTTGAGTGGTTCCGAGCAATGGCTGAAAAAGCAACTGCATCAGAATTTCGATGTCCGGATAGCCGCCTTCATACCATTCGGGGAAGTAAAGCCCCTGCGGCGCCGGCGTTGTCACACGACACCCAACTGCTGACGCACAATGTCGAGAACGTGCGCCGGCCGGTTGACGTGGCGCCCGGTAGACCCGGGATGGTTACCGGCACCGAATTCATACGATGCCGCATAGTCGTGAAACGCTTTCCCGGTGTTGATCCCGGGAGTGCCCATCGGTGTGCCCAGCGATCCCTGACCGCCGATCGTGACTTCACCGATCCAACGCGGCTCGCCTTCTTGGACCGGGCCGACTTCGGTGTGGCCGTGAATAGTGCCAGCGAGCAGTCCTGTGCGCTTGGCAATCTCGGCCTGGGTCAACATCACCCCGTTGTTGGTGATGGTTTCCACGACTGCATGTAGATCGGGGCCGACGAAGTATTCGGACATAAACTCGTCGCGCAGATAGATGCCCTGATTTTCCAGATCGCGTGACATCTACCCTGCTCCTTCCATCCGGAAACCCATCCACCCAAAATTGGTGCGCGTGAACGGGTGATCCTCGTTGCCGCGGGGTCGCCCGGCGATAGTGAACTTTTCGCTGTTGTAGTCGATTCCGTCACCGGCTTGCAGCGCGGCGACAGGGTTTCCGTTCACGTCGTCAGGCCCGGTGGCGTCGCGTTCGATGAAGATGAACGAGTCTTGGATGAACCGGTTCTCTTGACCGTCGCCCAACCTGGGGCGGCTCATCGCCGACGACAACGACACCACAGCATCTAGCGTGAATGTCAACGGGTCGCGGTTACCGCGCGAGTCGTAGTTCGGCCGCGACACTGTGACCGGCGACGTTTCCGGTGGCGGCCAGATCCCGAACACGTCAGTACCCCGGCCACGCGTATGCCTCGCGCGTGTTGATTTTGAACGGCGTCACTCGGGCTGTACCGAATCGCGGCCGCGGCGTGCGCAACCGGACCCGATTCAATTCTTCCTCGGTGAAGTCGATCATCGCGTCGAACGCATTCGACAGACTCGCCGTCGAATTGATGTCGGCCATCGCCTGCCCAAGCTGCTTGGCGCGCTGCGGATTGCGGTACAAGTCAACGACCTTGCCCGCAACCAACGCCAGCACGCGGCCTGCGCGTGCCGGATCGGCGGCTTCGAGTGATGCGGCGCTCGCCCCTTGCAGAGAAGGGACGAGGCCGATCAGCTCATTCTCGACGTCGTTGATCCGCTCGTCGACCCACCCGCCGGCAGCCGTCAAATCGGCCGGCATCGTGCCTTCGACGTAACGGAGTGTGACGTCAGCGATTTGGGCGAACGCACCCATCGTCAGACCGGCTTCCCGGCTGCTTCCAGCTCGGCGATGATCTGCTCGCGCGTCCAATCCTCTTGGACGTCGATTTCCTGGTCGAGCGCGTAGTCACGCCACGCGTCGATGCTGGAGCCGCGGCCGGTCTTCGGCGGGGGTCCACCCTCGGCGCGGTGCGCCGACGGCTCGTCCTCGTCGTGGCCGGCGTGGACGGCCGGCTTGCCGTCCTCGTCGATGCCATGCCGGTGCCGCAGCTCGGCCAATTCCTCGTCGAACCGCGACTTGCGCGACTCGGGGTCAAGGAACTGGTCACCGATCACGTCCGGATTGGTGACCTTGTCACTGGCCCACTCCGGAAACACGTCACCGGGCAGCGTGTGATGCACCCTGCCGTCAGGGCCGAGCAGCGGCACGTTGTGCTCGCTTTCGTTCTTGATAGCCACCATGTTTCGATCCCCTTTACTGGATAGTCGTCGACTACTGGACGGTGGCGACGAGCATCTTGCGCGGGTCGGCGATCACAGGAAGTGCGACCGCATCCACGAAGGTCCGCTTCAAGAACGGCGGCTGTTCCTCGCGAACCAAGATGCCGATGATCCCGGCGCCCGTTGCGACCTGAACGTGGTTGGCGTTCAACTCCATCACGGTCGTCGGCGTGCCCCAAGCCGTGAAACCCAACGTGTCAGGGTTTTCCGGCAGGAACAGGAACTTGTTCTCGGGCATCGCCTCGGTGTCCACACCATCGACGTCGAAGAAGTTCCAGTACACCTGGTCTTCGGTCATCGGCGGCAGCCCGTAGGGGGCCAACACGCGGTTGATGTCCTCGAACGTGATGTGCGTGCGCTGCCAGACGGCACCGAACGCGGCGTTGATGAGGGTTTGGTTCATCATCAGTTGCCGTGACGTCGACAGCGACATCATGTATTTGAACGGCACGTTGCCGTTCTGCTTGACCCACAAGTCGCGCCAGGTGATCAGGTCCGTCAACGGATCCGACGTCGCGGTGTTTGACCACAGCGCGCCGGCCGGGGTCACCACCTGTGTTGACGGCACCCCGTAGTCGACCTGCTGCTGCACGCCGTTCTCGTTGATGGTCAACGTGCCGGCATTCGCCAAAACGCTGGCCCACGCGAGCTCCATGCGGTTCTGCGTGTACGTGGTCAGGTTGTCCAGGTCGTTGTAAATCGCGTCGACCAAGATCTGCTGAATCGTGCCACCGAACCGCTTGTACTCCTGTTGGCGGCGCTCGTACTCACCGACCTCGAGCTGACCGCCGAGCGGCAGCAACCGAACCCGCTTTTCCAGTCCGGTGTCCCGCGGCGCGACCCAGTATGAGCCGTCCCAGTTGCGGAACTTCGCGACGCGGTTCGTCTTCGCGATCACCGCGAAGTCGATTTCGTCCGTGTCGTACTCCTTGCGATTGAACCAGTTGCTCAGAATGTTGGCGCTGGGCAGCGGGATCCCTTGCGTGTAAACAATTGTGTCTTCGAGCGGTAACGGCCCGTCGAGGAAAAGTGCCATTGGTCAAACTCCTTTCAGGGCTGGAAGTTGATAGCAGGAAGGGCGGCTTGGCCGTTGGCGTCGAGCGAGCCCGGGCCACCTTGGAACGGCAGATGGCGCAGCGACACGATGGCGTCGTACACCACCAGACCAGTGCCGACCTTGTCGGCGATCGTGACGACGCCGCCGGCGATCCACACCGCGCGGATGTCGCCGTAGGCGAAGCCCTTGCAGGTCTGCCGGCCGTCACTGGCGGTCGGGTCATACGGCCCGTACAGCCCGGTCGCGGTGACCTCGCCGAGCGCGCAACCCGACGGGATGTAACCGTTCGGGTAGTGCGCCGTCACACCAGCGGTCGTGTTCGCGACCGTCACGTTGGTACCGGTCAGCTCGGCCACATCCACGGCCGCCAGCGCACCTTGGAAGGTCACCACGTAGGGACCACCGTTGGGGCCAGTCACCGAGACAGCACCGGGGTACTGCGTGTAACCCGACGAACCCGGGCCTGCCAAGCCCTCGTAGCCGGTGCCGATGCTCGCCAAGGCTTGCAGAGCAGCCTGCACCGCCGCGGCGGTGGAACTGCCCGGAAGCGACGTGGTCGGCACACCCAGGTATGACAGGGTGAACGGGCTGGAACCGGTTGTGACGGTGACGGTCTGAACCGCAGACACCCCGGTCTGGTTGAATTTGGAGATGTCGAGCGTGACGTTGGGCTTGACCTTCGGCGAAGCCAAAAGCCACTGCCGGTTACCGACTTCAAAGACGGCTTCCTGCAAGCCGATGTATGTCGACATGCTTTATTCCTTTCTTAGGAAGATTGTTTGACGCCGTGCCGCTTCTCGAGCGCGGCGCGTCCTGCATCGCCCGCCTGACCCGGCGGCCGCTGATTTCCGCTGTGCTGCCCCCACTGCGGCGCCTGCTGCCGCGTACTGCGGCCGACGTAGAGCGCCGTGAGATGACCCATGACCTTTTCCTCGTCGATTTCGCCGTCCTCACCGACAAACTTCGATGGGTCGGCGAACGCCATGAACGAGGCGAGGTCGTCCTTGTCCTTTATCACCTGAGCTGCACAACTTTTCAGCTCGGATGTCAGGTACTTCGGACCCCATTTGGCGTCGGCTGCGGCCTGCGCTTCGGCTGCCGCCTTGTCGGCGGCGTCCTGTAGCGCCTTTTCGTCAGCAGACAGCCGTTCGCGTCGCAGCGTTTCGAGTTCTTCTCGGTCGGCCGCGGCTTGCTCGAGCTGTGTTTGCAGCTTGGTCTTGTCGCCGCGAAGGTTCTTGATGAGGCTCTTGGCCTTCGAGGGGTCGAAGTTTTCGTCGTCGCCCCACGGTGCGTCGGGATCCACCTGTGGATCGGTCTGCTGTGGCTTGGGCTGCGGCTGCTGCTGCTTCGGCTCTTGCTGCTGCTTGGGGTCTTCTTGGGTTTCGGGCATAGCGGATGAATCTCCTGAGATTCGAGGGCACCGCGCCTGGCGGCGTCAACCCGCCAACTACGGCGGGAAGTCTTTTAGTGGTCGACGCCGGCGTTCAAGTCAATGCTGTCCAGCAGAGCACTGAGCTTGGCGTCGCGCGTCTGCAAATCAGCAGACGGGACAGTCGGTTTCGGTTCGACCGGCGTCGGGACTGGTTTCTTCTTCGGCACGCGCGGCGTGTACGGCTTTTTGGGCACCAGCGTCGGGCCGAGCTCGCCGTGCTCGTCGATCTGATACCGCGTCCGCTTCAAGTGCGCGGCCGTCTTGCCGCCGGCGTCCTTGTAAAGCTGCTTCAAGTCAGCGGCATTCGCATCGTCGGCCGGGTCGTGCTGCGCCGTCACCGCGGCAATCGTGCATTCGCAGTGCGTGTGTAGCGGCATCAGCTCGGCGACGTAATACATCCGGTCAGCGGCCACGATGCACATGCCGCACGTACCCGACTTCGACCGCTCAGGATGAATCACCCGTCGATACCCGATGATCTTCGGACCCGGCTTGTCGAGGTCGACGGCCTGGGCGATCACTTCCTGCTGCGCGAACCGCTGCGCGAGCATCAGGTTGTCGTCCACCAGCGTCGAGATGCGCAGATTCGACTGAGCTTTCGCATCATCTATCCAGCGCAAACCCGACTTGTTACCCTCCGCGGCGACGTAGCGGAAGGTTTCGGCCGGCCGCGCAAACACAGCTTCGGTCGTCATGTCTTGCGGCGTGATCCGCGCCGTGGCGCCGGTGTAGTCGACGGTCACCGGGCGCGGGTCGAGTGTGATCGTGCCGTCGGCGATCGTCGCAGACGGCGACCGCACATCCAAAGGTAGTGACAGATCCGGACTGCCAGCGTTCACACCCATCGACCGCAACTGCAACGACTGGGCCATCCCTGCGGTACGGCCGGCGCTGTCTTGCGCCGTCTTCATCACCTGTGCCGACTGGGATGCGAAGTCGGCCACAGCAGCATCGTCATAGGGATTGGTCGCGGCCCACAGCGCACCGATCTGCCCTTTAGCCCATACCGCGGCCTGATCCCGCGCGTTGATCGTCTGCAACGACAAGCGCAGCAGCACCGGCACCGGTGCCAGCGCACCCGACGTGCCATTGACAATCTCCGCGGCACGCTTGAGCGCATCCTGCCGAGACTTCTCGTGCTGCGCTAGGTCAGGCTGCGTTGGCATCAGGGATCGAACCCTGCTGCGGAGGGATCTGCGACGGCTGCTGTGGCTGCGGCGGTGGCGGCCCCAAACCCTGCAATTGGTCGCCGATCAGACGCAACACGTTGCGCTTGGCGTCGGCCGGCGTGTACTGCCAAATCTTCTCAAGCCGGTCATCCAACGACAGCGTGCCGACCGCTTGAATCGACGCCGAACCCATCTCGGCCAACGTGTAATACTCAATCGGCCCCCAATGCAACCGCATACGGCCAACCTTCTCCGGAGCAGCAGCCATCGCGAACGCTATACGCCACAACAGTTTCAGCGGAGGCGTAAACCTCGAACGCCGATCCCGAACCTTCGACGTCAAACCCTCACGCATCAGGCCCGCACCTTCCGCGGACCCGTCCGCGGCGTCCGGAGTAATCAAGTGCAACGGTGTCGACGTGACAGCAGCAAACTCTTTCACATCGTCACGTTTCGCGTTGATGATCGGCGTCAAATCAAGCGGCTGCGACTCCCAGAACGTCCAACCCTCCGGAACACGCCACAACACACCAGGATCAGCGCGAAACAGGTTGTCCCAGTCCACTTCCGGAACCTGATCCGGCGTGTCTTGATCCTCCGGCTCGGTGCCGATAATCGCCCGCTGCCTAAACGCCTGATACCAAGCCAGCACGATCCGCTGCAACGTGGTGTCATTGATCCGGTCCAGCAAATCAATGTGAGGCTCGTACTCACCCATCTCGTTGAGGTTCGCGAACCGCACGATCGGGATGCCGCCGAGCGCATCCAAACCTTCGATCTTCTCCGGTGGCTCATCGGTGATGTTCCAAGTGTTCGTGCCCCGGTCATAGGCGACAGTCCACTTCCAGCCCGGCAGAAACAGGAACGCCGTGTAACGCCAGGTGATCGGATCGTACTGATGCACAACCGCGGCCTGTAACCGAACAGGGTTACGCCAGTCCGGAACACCCAAGCATCGGCGCGGGTCGATCGCATGAATCGACGGGGTCGGCGACTCATTCGACAAGATCGCCCCACCCGCACTGCCGGGAACGATCATCGCGTAGCCCTCACCAAGCGCAAACGAATAGTCGAAAACCTGCTTCAACACCGCGGCGAACCCAGTCTCGTCCATGATGTCCGCGGCCATCTCGTCGCCGGCGTCATCCAAATCGCTCTGCGTCGCAACAGCTTCCAGATCCAGCCGATCGCCCATCGCCCTAATACACATCGGCGCATAATTCGACCGAGCCTTACGCATAACATCTTTGAAGACGTCCTGGTATTCCTCAGACACCATCGGCAAAGGTGGATCCCCCACGTTGTAAGACCACAACGTGTCCAGCAGCAGATTCCGCGGCGTCCAATACCGAGAGAAATGCACGCGCCGCTCAGTGACATCCGACCCATACGGCCGAACCATCCGGTCCACCCACGCCGCCCGGGTCGGCACATAGAACATGGCGTTGATCCTGTTAAACCAGTCCTGCGGACTCAGATCATCCGGACTGTCGATGCGGTCGGGGAGCTGGGGCACATCGTTAACGGCCAAGGACTCCCCCTCTCACTCTCGACACCACTTGTTTTCTCGGTTTACGGCCCACGCCGGCCGCAATCGCGTCCAGACGAGCCTTGTAAGCCATCAGCGACGCATACGCGCCGTCAATCTTGTTCGGACTGTCCGGATGCGCCTTGTAGAGCAGGTATCCGGTACGAACCGCGCGCCGGCGCGCATTCAGAAAATGCCGGGTCAGCTCGCTCGAGCCGTCATAGGTGCATTCGCCGTTGGTGATCGCCGTGTGCATCCGCTTGACCATCTCGATCGCGTTGGTGTTCTTACCGCGCGGCCACGCCTCTATCCGCGACATACCCGACGCCTTCACCTTCGGATGCAACCGCGCCCCGTAGCGGGATTCCCAGCGGGCGAAGTGCTCGGTCCAGCCCGACGGGTCACCGTAGAAGCCGACCACCCGATAGTTCTTGAACGCCAACGCCAACGTCGCTTCGACGTCGGCCAACGGAACCGTCCACTGCGACTCGTCGCCAGTCTTGTGACGGTCGCGCCGGCTCATCTCGCGCCGCGGCGGCTCCCAAATCGAATGTCCACCGATCTGGAACAGGTGACCATCCGAGATACAGCAGCCGATCAGCGCCGTCGCATCCGCTTTGCCCTTCACCCGGCCACGCGAACCGTCAAACCCGAGCGTGATCGGCTCTTTCCACTTGATAGGCCGATCCGGCGACTTGATCGCCATAAGCTCCGGTGACGACACCCACGCATCCGATGCGTGCGTGATCTGGTTGAGAAAGTCCGCACGGACCACCTGAATGTCGGACGCCGGGTCGTAGATGACGTCGATCAGCGCCTCGAGGTCGACATGCCCAGGCGGGCACGGCGGGTCATGGATGACACAGCCGTCGGGATGGCCCGACGAGTCGCCGTAAGCGACCCGCAACCCGTACAGCAGCGATTCCTCGTCGGCCAGGTCAGTGTCACCCGGCGCTTCGCGGTGGTCGTAGAGCAGACCGCGCCGGCGCGAACGGCCTTCGGCAATATCGGCGGCGAACGCGGCCGTCGCCTCGGCCACAGTCAACAACCCCGGGATGAACGCGTTCGGCGACTCCAGCGTGCGACCGCCGTTCTTCGCCGCGTTGGTCCGGATCGTCTGAGCCAGCAGCGGCCCGTTCTTCGACGGCGTCCATTCCTCGGTCTGGTCGAGCACCCCGAACACAATCGGCGCACCCTTGGTGGACGCCGACGCCGACGTGATCTGGTCGATCTTCCCGACCGGCAGGTTGACGAACGTGTCCATCGGCTCGAGCCCGGGATAGTTGTCGATCACCGGCCCGTTGCGCAGCATCTCAAGCAACGGCTGCCAGGTGTTCGCCGTCTGTTCCTCGCTGACTGCGGCGATATGCACCAGCGGCGTCTTGACCGTGTACCACGGCTTACCGACAGGCTGCCCGGCCGAATCCCAACCATCCGGAACGACGTCGCCCAAACCCTCGAGCGCACACAGCGCAGCCAGATTCGGCGACTTCCCCCAACCACGCGGCCGGCCGAGCAGACCACGATGCCGCTTAAACCGGCACGTCACCGGATCCAGCTCATACCACCAGATGATGAAGTCTTCCATCTCGGCATACGGCGTGAACCGCTCATACTCGAGCCGAGCTGGGGCGGCTAGATTCTCACGGATCCAGTCGATCGCGTAGTAGCCCAGCGACGGGAAGTCATCAGGCCCGTCCGGTTTCCACGGCACGGACTAGACCGCGTCAGGAACGACTTTCAGCACACGCCCGGCCGCCGCGCGACGCTGACGAGACTCACTCGTCGTCGTCGTACTGCCTGGTTTGCGCTTGCTGTCCTTCTCATCCGCGTCGGCGAACACGATGCGCAGCCGCGCCCGGTCCTCCGGAGTCTGCCCGAACTTCGCCACCCGCAACCGAACCTCGGCCGCCAGCGTCCACTGACTTTTCAGCCACATCGCGTTGTGCATCAGCGCCGTATCGAGCAGGAATGACCAGTCATCCGCGGTGAACTGCTTGGCGAGCTCGCTCTTGGCCCACCCCGCCCACCACTTGCGGGTCTGCGCATGCCACTCAATGTCTTTCGGCAATTGCGGCTGCCGGCCACGAACGAACTTGATAGTCTGCGAGGGTGCCGGCGCACTGTTGCGCCGCGCCCGTCGATCACCAGGCTTCGCGTGCATCCCCGGTGCGAATCCCTTTCCGGCCATGTTGCACTTCCTTTCCAGCCCCACAGCCCACTCGGCCGTCGCGGCACCGCTGCCGTCCTGCGGCAGCAAAAGTCTCAGAGTCCGTACAGGTTTCGAGCCACA